TGGGCGAGCTGTTGATGCTGTTAGTTCGCATCAGCGCCGCACTACTCACCCTGGGTTTTCTGTACCCCACCATGTGGCTCTTGGCCCCGATCTATAGCGCCGTGACCATCCGCCGGGACATTAAGTTCCTGCGGGGCCACCTGCAGAAGGTCAAGAACCACGAGTTCGAGGCCCACCAACTGGCGGCACTTGGCCGGGCGTGCAAACGCAAACTGGCGGACTACCCGAACGTCCGTATCTACCGCACAACTGTTCGCTACACGAAACGAGCGCTGGATCGCGGGTGGTACAAGAACCCGCCGGCGGAGTGAGGCTGCCATGGGTAAGAACGACTTACTGATCCAGCGAGAGCGCAGCTCCAGTTCACTGCGCCGGAAGGTCCGGCGGATGCAGGCCCGCGGCTACCGCCTCTTGAATGTCGAGCATAAACACGGGCGCATTGGCGGGGGCTACACCGCCTACTTCATACGCGATTAACCACAGGAGCTCACCCCCATGAGACGACTACGATTCGCACAACCGGCACCGGCGGCCAACGACGGTCCACGTGGAACACTGCGTGAAACAGGTGGCGATGCCGTCTTCGCGCTGACGACCTCGTTTGAGATCGAAGCTGTGATGCCGCTGTCCTCCCCTATCGCAGGTGACGGCCCTCTGCCCGACCCTCTCGACGAGAGCCGGCTGGACCACGTGACTTATCGCGGGGTCCGCCGCATAACCCGCCGCGTAGATGACTATGGCCACGAGCCGTTCTATGACGGGGAGTGGACTGTTCGGGTAGGCGACGCTCAGACACCTGTCGTTTGGCGCCATACCCTCTACGCTTCTCAGCTGCCGGGCGACGATATGGACTTTGCTCGCGCCGCACTGTCTGACCAGTTTGACCGCATTGGGCGGCAAATCCTGGCCCGACAGGTCGGTGCCGAGCACCAACGGCAGCTGGACGGGCGCGGGGCCTGGGGGACAGGGACGCTTGAGCGAATTCAGCATGCGCGGGACACTATGCAGGCGGCCCGTAATAGCCTGTTCCGCCGGACTATGGAGCGCCCTTCCACCGACTCGCACTTCCAGCAGTTCCTGCGGGAGGACGCCGGGCAGAGGCTCCGCGAAGCAGCGGACAACCAGCTGCTGGACATGCTCAGCGCGAGCACTACGGAGCGCTCAAACGACGACTTTGTCGACGCCCACCGGTTGTATTTCGGAGCTTTTGACCATGCGGCCTGAATGTCCGAACCACGGGCTGCCCTTCGAGGTAGACGACGAAGGGTCCCTGTTCTGCCCGGAGTGCCGGTATCGGTATGAAGATATGATGTCGCTCGCCTCGACGCTGCTGATCTTCGTGGCGGGCTGGGCCTGCGGGATACTCCCGTGGGTCCTGTTCGCTTGACTTTCCTTTTGAGGTTGTTTATAGGCACTGCCTATACTAAAATACGGACCCTGACTGGATAAATGGAAACCCAGATGGGACAAGAGCTGACCGACGCTCAATTCAGTAACGTGAGCGCTGTCTGCGCGTACCTGGAAGTTCCGCCTTTGAGCTTTCAGGAAGAACACTTTCTCCTGCTTCACCTGCGGGGGATGAGCATCGTCGCGTCGGAACGCGGCGCAGGGATGTCGAAAGGGAGAGGCAGCAAACTCCTCAAACGAGAAGGCGTGCCGGAAGTCATCGACTACCTGAAACACCAGCTCTTCGCTGATGCCCGCATCACCCTCGACACGCTAAACACCATGGCACTTGAGGCGCACCGCAAGGCGCAGACCGCGACTGAAGAGCTTATGGCTGTTCGCGACCTTGCCAAGATGAACATGATCGGCGGGTTCGCGCCGACCCCGGTGGTGCAGAAGCGGATTGAAGAGAAAGAGAAAGCTGACCGGCCGAAAGACATCACGCCGAAGTCGGCTAAGCACATGGAGCAGATCGCAGACAGCGACCTGATTGAACTGGCAGAGATCGACGGTATGGGCGACTTGGTTCCGGCCGAGCCCCAACGACTTGAGGAAGAAGTCATTGAAGGAGACTACGAGGAAGACAACGAGAACGCCAACGTAAGTGACTGAACCGAAGACATTCGACGCCGCCGAAGTCCTGGCCCGCCGCGACGAGTCCGCCCTCGAAGAGATCGAGGCGCTTAACCGTGAGCGCGAGGCTATGGCCGCAAAGCTGCGCGAGGCTGAAGAGCGAGAGCGCCAACGCTTCGCCAACGAGCCCGATGCCATGGCTAAACGCGAGTTGGCTCGGAGGGCGCTATGCCGAAAACATTACCTCCCGTTCGTGATGCGCTTCAACCCGGACTATCTCCCCGGGTGGGTCCACAAAGACATCTGCCTGCGACTGGAGCGGTTCAGCCGCGCTGTAGCCATGAGGCAATCCCCCCGATTGATGCTGACGATGCCGCCGCGGCACGGCAAATCGACACTTACCTCCAAGACTTTTGCGGCGTGGCATCTGGGGCACTACCCGAATCACGAGTTCATGAGCTGTTCATATTCGGGCTCCCTTTCGATGAGTTTTTCGCGGATGGTGCGGACGTTACTGCGCGACCGCGCATACCAGTCCCTGTTTGACACCCGCCTCGATCCAGAGTCCCAAAGTGCGGAAGCATGGCTGACTTCCGAAGGCGGCGGTTTTACTTCCGCCGGTATCGGCGGTGCCATCACCGGTAAGGGCGCGCACATTCTGAACATCGACGATCCGGTGAAAAACCGAGAAGACGCTGAGAGTGAGACAGCACGCCAGAACGCCAAGGACTGGTACACGTCCACTGCTTACACACGACTTGCCCCCGGCGGTGGCGTGCTGATCATTCTCACCCGTTGGCATGACGACGATCTGGCCGGCTGGCTAATCAACAACATGAAGAAGGACAAGCTCGCTGACCAATGGGAGCTTGTGAACTACCCGGCGATTGCGCTGGAAGACGAGAAGTACCGGTTGGAGGGCGAGGCGCTGCACCCAGAGCGCTACGACCTGTCTGCCCTCCTGCGGATCAAGAAGAACGTCGGCGAGCGCGACTTCAGCGCCCTGTACCAACAGCAGCCCCAGCCTGACGAAGGCGGTTACTTCAAGTCAGACAACTTCGTCTACTACGACTGGAACGAAGACGGCCCGGATGAATCCGAGATCGTCAACTACGTGGCGTGGGACTTGGCCATCGGCCAGAACCAGCAGAACGATTACAGCGTCGGCATCTGCGTATCCATCGACCGAAACGACGACCTGTGGATCCGCGAGGTGGTACGCGGCAAGTGGGATTCGATGGAGCTGGTCAACCGCATCCTGAACTTTCACCGCCGCTGGAAACCAGACCGCACCGGTGTCGAGAAGGGCATGATCGAAATGACCCTCAAGCCGTACCTCGACAAAGAGAAGGCCCGGCGTAAGCAGTGGGATTTTATCTATACCGAGCTGAAGACCGGTCGCCAGGACAAGGTCGCCCGTGCCCGTGCCATCCAAGGCATGCACGAAGCGCGGAAGATCCACATCCCGCACAACGCACCATGGACCGACATGTTCGTTTCTGAACTGTCCCGTTTCCCGACAGGCACCAACGATGACCAAGTTGATGCTTTCGCGTGGATCGGCCAGATGATCGCGCTGATGAACCCGCAGCCGCTGATCGTCGACCGCAAACCGAGCTGGCGAGACAAGCTCGCACACCTTAGCCCAGCACACCGCAGCGCCATGAGCGCATAGGAGCACCCCCATGCAAACACGAGTTGAGTACCTGAAAGAGATCAGCGCCTATTTCAAGCCCGGCGAGAGCGTAACCGTCGGCTGCACAAAAAACGGTTTCGTCGTCCTGCACGATGAAGACATGTACACCTGCTCTGACCTGACGCAGGTAGATAAAACCCTGCGCTCACTGCTGACCTACACAGACGAGATTCAGGCGGAACAGGTTGCCGCCGAGACGGCCCAGAAAGCCGAGAAAATGACAAAGCAGGTCGCCGAGCTCCAAGAGCAGGTAGACAAGCTGACCGAGGCTTTCGGCCAGCTGCCCAAGCGTACCGGCCACACCAAACCCAAGCTGGTCCGTGACCTGCCTGAACCTGAACCTGAACCTGAACCCGAACCTGAACACGATGGCACCCCCGAGGCATCTTAAAAGTTGGTGACGACGAGGTAACCGATTAATGGCACGTGAAATTATTGCCGCAGTACCGAGCGCGAAAAAAGAGCGCGTACAGAAAGTAATCTCCCAAGCCGCCGGGGATACGGCGAAAGCGCGGGAGCAGTTCGATCTGTACCTCGCTGCGGCCCGGGGCCACGGCCAGTACATCGAGCGGGCGAAGAAGTACGACAACTTCTATCTGGGTGGTGAACGCCAGTGGGACGAAAAGGACCGCAAGGCTCTGGACGCCCAGGGCAAACCTGCACTGACTATCAACCAGTGTATGCCCATCGTCAATGTGGTGTTGGGCGAGCAGGCCACCCGCCGGGCAGACGTTAAGTTCAAGCCCATCAAAGATGCGACCGCCGACGACGCCGCCATGATGGGGCGCGTCTACCAGCATGTGCTGGATAACAACAACTATGACTGGGTCGAGTCTCAGGTGTTCGCTGACGGCGTCATTCAGGAGCGCGGCTTCTTCGACATCCGAATGGCTTTCGATGAGAACTTGTTCGGCCACATCACGATTACTGCCGAAGACCCCTGCGACATCATTATCGACGGGGACGCCAAAGAGTACGACCCGCGTACGTGGAGTGAAGTCTACAAAATCCGCTGGGCCTCGCTCGACTACATCGAAGAGACCTACGGCGTCGACAAGCGGCGCCTGCTAGAAACCCTGGTCAGCGAAGGCCGCACACGTGGCGGCGAGTCTATCCGCTTCCAGACATCGCCGGTCAACCGTTTCGCCGAGGAACACGACGACTCCACCGACATGACCTGGGCGATGCCCGGGCTGACTACCCCGGAGAAACGCCGGGTACGCGTGGTCCGTACGATCGAACGCCAGTTCCGCAAGCTGCATTGGCAGTGGTATTTCGTTGACCTGCGCACCGGTGATAAGAGTGCGGTCCCGGCCTCGTGGCCCGAAGAAAAAATCATGGCGACCGCTGACAAAGCAGGGCTGGGCGTCCACCGTGTCCGTGAACAGCGCATCCGGTGGCGAGTGACTGCCGACAACGTGCTCTTGCATGACGACTGGTCACCCTACCGCTCGTTCACCATCGTGCCGTTCTTCCCGTATTTTCGCCGTGGTAAGACTGCCGGCGTCATGACGAACCTCATCTCGCCGCAGGAGATGCTGAACAAGATCTCCAGCCAGGTGGTCCACGTCGTGAACACCACGGCGAATAGCGGCTGGAAGGTCGAGGCGAACTCGCTGCACAACATGACCGTTGCTGATCTGGAGCGCAAAGGTGCCCAGACCGGTCTGGTGCTGGAGTACAAACAAGGATATCAAGCGCCCGAGAAGATCATGCCGAACCAGATCCCGACCGGGCTGGAGCGAATCTCCATGAACGCCCAGGCGAACATGCGCGAGATTTCGGGTGTCACCGACGCCTTGCTGGGGCTTGAATCAGCGGAAGTCTCCGGCGTGGCGCTGGACTCGAAAGAGCGCCGTGGTCAGGTACAGCTGCAGGTCCCCATGGACAATCTGGCTCGCACCCGACACATGGTGACCCACAAAGTGGTCGAGCTCATACAGGAGTACATGACGGAAGAGCGTCTGCTGACCATCGTGCACGAGCGGCCCCGTCCTGACCAACCTGAAACCGAGCAGATGGCGATCAACCAGCCAATGCCGGACGGGACTATCCTGAACGACCTGTCCCGAGGCAAGTACAAGTGGGTGCTGGGCAGCCAGCCCGCGCGCGACACCTTCAACGATTCGCAGTTTGCCGAAGCTATGGCCCTGCGAAACGCCGACGTTGCGATCCCCGACGACCGGATCATTGAGTACAGCAACCTCGAAAACAAGATGGAACTGGCTGAAGAAATCCGCCAGCTCCAAGGTCGCGGCGCCCTGTCACCTGAGCAGCAGCAGATGCAGCAAATGATGCAGCAGTTCGAGATCATGGGCATGCAGCTGGAGCTTCAGGAAATGGAGGCGAAGGTCGCGAAACTGTACGCCGAAGCCCAACTTGCCGCCGCGAAGGCCGGTGTTGTGCCGGTCGAAATGGAGCAGAAGATCCAGAAGGCCGAGCAAGAACTTGCCGTCGCCCGCGAAGGCTTCGAGCTGCGCAAGCAACTGTCTGCCGAGCAGTCCACTAATAATCTGGAGAAGATCGTCGCCCAGCACCGCGCCACCCAGGTGCAGAAGCTGACCGACGCGCGCCTCCAACCTTTCACCCGTAGCACTTCCCAACAGGAGTAAACCCCATGGCCGGAGAACAAACCGCCTTCGAGAAAAATGCTGAAGCCGGGCTGGACGAAACCAGCCCCTTCTTTGGCGGCACCGAGAACGACGATCTGGAGTTGAGCGCAGACGAGGAAGCTATCCTTTCTGCTACAATGGACCCTGATACAGCGCCCGGCGGCAAGAATGCCGACGCTGCGACGGATGACGATGACCCTGATGACGACGATCTGGGCGAGGACGACGACGGTTTCGCTTCCCCGGACGACGACAAAGACGAAGGTGCCGACGATGAAGAAGGCGATACCGACGACGATCCTGACGATGACGACAGCGGCGATGACGCTGATGACGACAGTGATGGCGCCGATGATGGCGACGATACTGCAGATAGCGATGATACCGCTGATGACGATCCTGATAGCGACGGCGGCGATGCTACTGATTCTGGCCGAAGCGCTCAGGCGAGTGAAGGCAAAGGTATCCGCGTCCCGAAATGGCGACTCGACAATGCGCTGAAACGAGCCCAACGGGCTGAAGAGAATCTGGCCAAACTGCGCGAGGGCAAGACCGAAGACGCAGATTCAGACGGAACCATCGACATGTCGGCGCTGGACGTCAAGGCCGACCCTGCGCTGGTTGAGAAGTACAACGAAGCTGTGCTGGACGGCAAGCACAAAGATGCCGCCGAGATCATGTCCCAGCTGCTGGCCGGACCCGCCCGGGCAGTCCAGGGGCTGATCCCTCAGCTCACTAAGCAGATCAGCAAGGAAGTCCGCGACGAAATGCGGGCGGACACTGTCGGGGTATCGCAAGACCAAGCCTTTGCCGAGGCAGTTAACGACGTTTACGAGACGTACCCGTTCACTAACCCGAACAATAAAGACGCGTACGACGCAGACTTTATGGCAGATGCCCGGGTTTTCCAGAAAGGCTTCGAGGCAGAAGGTGAGTCCCCAGCGGCCGCAGTTTACCTCGCCACCCAGAAAGCCCTGGCTATCCACTACCCTGACGCGCTGAAAGAAGATAGCGGCGAGTCCGACGCGCCGGCGCAACAACAGCGCCAGCAGCAGGTACGGGACAAGAAAGCAGCGGACACCCGCAAGCGGAACGCCAAGGCGGCTAAGAAGCAGCCCGCTGCGGCAAAGGACGACGGCTCGAAGTCCTCGCGGGACGAAGAGCGCGACGGTGAGCTTAACATCGACGAACTATCGGACGAAGAGTTTGACGCTTTGCCCGAATCGACCCGAGCTCGCCTGCGCGGCGACTACTAACGGTCGGCGCTTGCGAGGATAAGTTGACTGGGTATCCGGCCGGGTAACACCGGCCGGTTTTTCTATGACAAAGGAGCACCACCAATGAAGTTCTATGAGATTCTCCCCTCTGTTCTCGAAGACGGTTGCAAAGCGGCGCGCGCCGGCTGGAACGGCAAAGGCATGTTTATTTTTCTGGTCCCCGGCTCTACCTTCACGGTAAACCGCGCCCCACTACTGGGTATTTACCCCGAGGGGACTGAAATCAATTACCAGCCCCATATCGACATGCGCACCGCCGACGGTACGATTGTCCCGTGGCTATGTTCGCAGACTGACGTCATGGCAGACGACTGGGAATTGGTTTACGACTGATCATTTCTTGTTGACTTTTATAATAGGCACTGCCTATAATACTGACTTCGATTGGTGCCACGATACGCACCCCCATCAGCCGGGCAGAGCTGCGATTCGGTTCTTCGCACGACACGCGAGGCGGCAAAGCAGATAGCACCGAGAACGCTGTCGCTAAACCTTAACTGTTAATCGTAGCTACAGGAGTACCCACTCGTGGCTGATACTGATTTTACGCTCAACACGGAACAGAAACGTGTCTGGGCCCGCGATATTTGGCGTATCGCTCGAAACACGTCGTTTGCCTTCCAGTTCATGGGCACCGACCAAAACGCCATGATCCACCGCATCACCGAGCTGACCAAGACTGAACGTGGCGATCAGGCGATCGTAACCCTCGTTCCTGATCTGGAAGGCGATGGTGTTGTCGGCGATTACGATCTGGAGGGCAACGAAGAAGCCATCCAGGCGTTCGACCAAGTCATCACCATTGACCAGCTGCGTCACGCGAACCGATCCAAAGGCCGCATGACCGAGCAGAAGTCCATTGTGAATTTCCGCAAGACTTCTCGCGACGTGCTGGGCTACTGGGCTGGCGACCGTGTCGACCAACTCGCTTTCCTGACTCTGTCAGGCGTACCTTACACCCAGACCAACCGCGGCGGCCTGCGCTCTGTGCTGGCTACCGGCCGTAACCTGGGCGATCTGGCGTTTGCCGATGATGTAACTGCACCGTCCACTAACCGCCACCGACGTTGGGATGCCACCAACGGTCTGGTTGCCGGCGATGTGACCGCAGTTGTTGCTGCTGACACGCCGTCCTACGAAATGCTGGTGGAAGCCAAGGCATACGCCGAAGAGCAGTACATCAAGCCGATTCGTGGCCCCGGCGGTCAGGAGGTCTACCACGTCTTCATGACGCCTCGCGGTATGGCCAAGCTGAAGCTGGACGAGGATTTCAAAGAGAACGTGCGCCACGCATGGACCCGTTCCTCCAAGAACCCTCTGTTTGCCGGCACCACTTCGGTGATGGTAGACGGTCTGGTGATCCACTCTTACCGACATGTGTTCAACACTGTCGGCGCGGACACCGGCACCACTGCTGAAGCTGGCGATGCCGGCTACAAGTGGGGCGCCGACGCGTCAGTGGACGGCCAACGCGTACTGTTGTGCGGTGCACAGGCTCTGGCTTTCGCCGACCTGGGCGCTCCGTCCTTCGAGGAAGAGTACTTCGACTACAAGAACAAGCCGGGTATTTCCATCGGCAAGATCTTGGGTATGTTGAAGCCCGTCTTCCACAGCCCGATCAACGACAGCGATGAAGATTTCGGCGTTCTCGCCATCGACACCGCTATCTAACCGATCACGGGGGTGAGTCGTATGTAGGGCAGGTTGGGGGTTCCCGGCTTGTTCTACATGCGACTTTTTTATTTGACCTGACTGCACAAAACATAAAGGAGTGCACCATGGCTAGCAAAAAAGGCCCGGCCGCTAAGAAAAGCGCCGCCAAAACCGCAACACCCGAAAACCCTGCCAAGAACGAAACCGCCGAAGACACCGGCCCTACCGAGACTGTCATCCCTGATGAGCAGCCGGTTAACGTGCGCGCCGCCAAAGCCGCACTGAACGCCGATGACGACATCGGCGAAATCGACCTGCCCGATAGCAAGCCTGCGAAGGCTGCCGGCGCCGGCAAGTCGAAGAAGCAGCTATTCAAGATCACTGCTGAACAGGACCTGCGCGTGATTATCCCCGGCACCGGCAACGCTGTGTTGTTCGAAGCCGGAGTGACTCGCACTCTGAACGAAACCATTGCTTTCGCCGCACAATCTGCGGGCGCCGAGCAGAAGATCGTCGTCCAACTGGAGAATGCGTAACGCTAGCTGACTATGGCCGTCACTGCCCAATCCATAGCGACTAAAGCCCGCTACCAGACCCTTGACACCGATGGCGTCCGCTGGACCGATGCCGAGGTTGTCGAGTGGCTAAACATGGGGCAGGTCGAGGTCGCTATCAACAAGCCGACGGCCTCGGTCAGTAACGGCTCAATACCGCTGGTGGCCGGCACGGAGCAAACTGTTCCCGCCGGTGCACTAGCGCTGTTGTCCGTCAGCCACAATACCGGCGACGGTTCCCCCTGCACATTGGTAAACCGCAGCGACCTTGATGCGTCCCTCCCGACCTGGGTAAACGCAACTGCCGCTGTCGCTGCCGAGCATTACATGGTGGACGAGGACGACCCGAAGACTTTCCAGGTCTACCCGCCCAACACTGGCGCGGGAGAACTGTATGGCCGTACCTCTGTCTTGCCTACAACGATTGCCGACATCGACGATGATATTTCGTTGGATGATGAGTACGAACCGGTGCTGCTGGAGTATTTGCTCTCGCGTATCTGGCAGAAGCAGACAAGCCTGCCGAACGCCGCGAACCGAGCGACCCAGCACTACCACAACTTCCTCCGCTCGTTGGGGGTGAAAATCCAAGCCGGGCTTACTTATAGCCCGCGCCGCACCTACGAGGATGCCGTGAATGGCGCAAGCTAGCTTCAGCCTGCTGTACCCGCGCCTTTCCGTGGTAATCAAAGGTGCGCCAAACCCGACTTTGAAACTTGCGCTGCAGCAGGCCTCGCGCGAGTTCGCCAGACGCAGCCGAGCGTACCGGGCTACGATTACGCCGACCGATGTTGCTGCCAATGCTACAGCGATCGCGCCGACACTGCCCGACGACACTGAAGTGTACGCACCCGGGGATATGACCTTCCGCGACAACCCGCTGGAGACGACTTCGGCCAACCGCGCCAATTTTTCTATTGGCCGGTGGGACGATACTCGAAACGCCACGTCGCACCCCGGACACATTATGCGCGTGTCGGCCACAGCGCTTGCCTTGGTGCCGATTCCGTCACAGGCGACCACCGGTGAGCTGCGGGGAACAGTGATACTGCTGCCAGCTCGCGACGCTGACGGCATCGAAGAAGATTTTATGGATGACTATGGCGACGGCATCGTGTTCGGCGCCATCGCAACGTTGGCCGCGATGAAAGGCACCGCTTGGTTCGCGCCGGACATCGTTGATTACTACGAGGCCGAGTTCAGCAAGGCTATCAACGAGGCCGAGATTCGCGCCCGGAACGAGCACACGTACAACGGCGGGACGGTGGCTTATGGCGGGCTGTAGCCTGGACCTGATCCCGGCACCCGCCGATATGCTCCATCTTGCGCTCCCAGAAGCGCTACCGTACATCCGTCAGGCGCTCCCCTTCGCCGGCGGAGTGACAGACGAAGAGCACATGATCTCCCGTCTTTACAAAGACGAGTTCAAGCTCTGGACGATTTATGAACGGGAAGCCGCCAAAGCGCGGGGCGCTGTAGTAACTGGCTTCGTTCAGTACGACACCAAGTTCGTTCTGGACATCATTGCCCTGGCGTGCACTGCACCCCGGGAACAGTGGAGCCAGCTACGCGCCCCGCTCTTTGATTGGGCACAAGCACACGGCGCTACAGGCGTCGAGGCTTCGGGCCGAGCCGGGTGGCTGAGAGCGCTGACCCCTATCGGGTTCAAGCTGACAGAAGTAAAGATGACTATGGAGTTGAATGATGCCGGGCGGTAGCAGTTCACAGAAACAACGGCCTACAGCACAGGAGCTTTCTGCGGCTCGCGTAGCTGCGCAGAAAGACCAGCGCTACGAACAAGCGTTTCGCCCGCTGGAGCAGGCGGCCATCCGCGAGCTGGACACTGCCAACCAGGGTAGCCGCGAAGCCTTGCTGGCCGGTCGCTCTAGTGCAGACATCGCTCAGCAAATGGGATTCTCCGCTCCTATCACGGGCACTGGCCGCTCTACCGGCGCGAGCTCTGCACGAGCCCGGGCGGGAGCCGAGGCCACCGCCACAGGACGGTCCGATGCAGCGACAGCCGCGCAAGGTAGCGTAGATGCCGACACACTCAACGTAGTCCGCACCGGCCAGAACGTCGGCCGGCAGGCGCAGAGCGGGTTCACTGCCTCCGCCCGACTTGCAAACTCCCGCGCATTGACTAAACTACGCAATGATTCTGTAGTAGATCGTGCCCGCGGGCAGGCATACGGCGATGTCGTTGCTGCCGGGGTCGGAGGTCATTTTGCGGCGAGGTCGGATGCTAAAGCGAAAAACACGGACGGCGGTTTTGTTGTGCCTCGTGAAGATTTGTCTCTTTACCAGCGCACACTCTTCCGGCCAAAAAACTGACCCTGAAGCGAATCTGGCCTACGCTGCTGTCGTAACAAAGATCGCAGCAATCTGCACTGAGGCCCAAAG